TGCACTTGCCTTGTATACAATATACAAAGCACCATACATCATTACACATTGTCATGCATCATACCCTAAACCATTACAAAGTAGATCTCACTGGCCTCTGTCCGCCACCGTCCCGGTGTGGTATCATTAAGGTACTACCTATATCTATTTTCAATCACAGGAGGAACAGATGAACCAGGAAGTAAAGAAATGGTACTATTACGTATTTGATGAGGTCACCGGGGGACTCTATGAGGCCGGGGAATGGTTGACCACCCGCGCGGATGCCTTTGAGCGGATCCAGGATGAGCACTACTTCTATCTGGACGCGCTCAGGATGGCCGGGAAGAAGACCAGAGCGGATCAGCTCCGCTCCATCATCAAGGATGATCAGGAAGCTGCTCTCAGGGAGTACAAGCGCATGAGCGGAAGGGAGGGAAGGTAATGATCAATCACAACGCTAAGAACGGATTTCTATCCAACATTCTTAATGAAGAATACCACACCAGCATAGACAGAATCTACACCACACCAAGTGGAGCGGTCACGTGTGATAGGGTCCCGCATGATGTGTTTGTCACCCATGATATGTTTGGTTCTACGCTCTCCATCCGCACGGAGGATGAGATATACGTTATCGACATTGAAAAAATCATTTCAGATATATTGGAGGTAGAATATGAAAACGAAAATCTTTACTCTGATCGTTAGACTGCTCATGGTGCTGGGGGCCTTCGCGCTCCTCAGCCTCCCTGCCACACTGGGGGTGATGAGATGAAGAAGGGCTTTGAAACGGTCAACCGGGACCGGCTCCGGTCCAAGATCGCGAAGGAGCACATCTGCTGCGATATCTGCGGGAAACCGCTGGATCCTCTGGGGCCGTTCGAGTACTGGAGGACTCATGCGAAGCGGGAAGTATACGTGCACTGGGACTGCATAAAGGAGGTGCTGTTAAAGTGAGTTATGAGGTTATCATCATGTCACCGGAGGGCTACCGTATTGGTCATTCATTTACACGGTCCCTCTCCAAAGCCCGGCAGAAGGCTGCTATCATCCTGGAGGACTACCCACGTTATATCTGCCGGATCTACTCTTATACATCAATCAACGCGGATCCGGTCCTGGTGGAGGTGGTAAAATGATGAAGATAATAATCAAGTGGAAGGATTCTGAAGGCGTTCCACATTATAACACTTATTCGGCTGAGGGCGGTTACCTCTTTGATAAGGATCTCGGAGATTTCAACAATGTTGAATATATCATGATCCGGGAGGTGAAGGATGAGTAAGTTCACCCGCAAAGGCCTCCCACGGCCATATGACGAGTATAATACCTATCAGCTCAAATCAGAGCCTATTGAGGCGCTGGTGAAGGAATACGGCCAGATCCGGAAAAGGGTCCTGGACTCTTACCGGCTGGCACAAAAGAGGTTAGGCACTGAGGAGATCCCTGCCGGTTATCAATACCTGAAGAATGTACCACCATCGGCCCTGCTGAAGCAGGGGAACGTAGGCAAAGCGCGCCAGGCGCTGATCATGGCAGCGGAAGCGTATCAATCACCGCTCTCCAGCATCTCCGGCCTTAAGTCCCGGAACGTGAGAGTGATCGAAGCGCTGGAGGCGCGCGGGGTAAATCTCTCCAATATTAAAGTAAATGGGCGCTCCGTGGATGTCTCAAAAGACTTCCCAAAGATCATGGAGGCCGTGGACGCGGCGCGAACCATGCTGGGGCGTTACCGGTTCGACTCCGGTGATGATAAACGCCTGATGCAGGTTTTTGCCAATGCTGCAGCGCGTGGGATCGCCGTTGACAAGATCATGGAGAGCAAGAGCAGACTGAACAGACTTATTAAGGATCCGGACAGGGTCCTGACGCAGAAGACCTGGAGGAAACTGAAGTAATGGAAGTAATTAGAGACTGGAGGGACTTTGATATTGATTGGTTCGCCGGTCTCGGACCGGCAAAGCGTCCCCAGGGCAATCCGTCCGGGAGGAATAAAAGAAAGATCTGGGACTGCGTCACCGCCTTCGATATTGAGACCTCAACCGTCATGGTGAAGGGCGAGCCGCATGCCTTCCTGTATCACTGGCAGATGTCATTTAATAATGAATATGTGGTTCTGGGGCGGACCTGGGAGCAGTGGCTTGCCTTCATAGATCAGCTCTCCTCCATTGTCGGGGATAACCGGCTGGTGATTTATGACCATAATCTCTCCTATGAATTCCAGTTCCTGAAGGGCGTTTATAAGTTCAGGACGGATGAGATCTTCGCGCTGGATACCAGGAAGATCCTGAAATGTACCATGCATGAGGGATCCATAGAGCTGAGATGCTCATATCTTCAGACCAACAAATCCCTTGCCCAATTTGCGCGGGATATGAGAGCAGAATATCAGAAACTGGAGGGAGATCTGGACTATTCCATTGTGAGATATCCCTGGACACAGCTTACGCCGGAGGAGGAGGCCTACTGTATAAATGACGTGACCTGTCTGGTCTCAGCGATCACCAAAGAGATGGAGCGGGACAGGGACAGCCTTTATACCATCCCGCTCACCTCCACCGGCTATGTCCGGCGGATCATCAAAGAGAAGATGAGGAGGTGGAACAATCCCTTATTAAAAGCGATCCAGCCGGATCTCATCCTTTATGAGGTCCTGCACTGGGCCTTCCGTGGCGGCAACACTCATGCCAACCGGCTCATGTCCGGGAAGATCCTGCACGGGGTCCGCTCCTGGGACAGGTCCTCCAGCTATCCGGACGAGATCTGCAACCGCTTCTTCCCGATGACGGCATTTAAACCGCTCATAGCACCAACACCGGACAAGGTGGAGAAGGCCATGAAGGAGGGCAAAGCCGTCCTCATGATCCTGGAGATGAGAGATATCACTCTTAAGAATCCGTTCTGGCCGGTCCCATATCTCCCTCGCGATAAGTGCAAAGAGCTGACAGGTGGCGACTTCGATAATGGGCGCGTCCTGTCCGCTGATCATCTCATCATAGCGGTCACCGATGTTGACTACAATATAATAAAGGAAGAGTATGACGCGGAGATCCGGATCCTGAAGGCATGGACGGCCAGATATGGAAGGCTGCCGCGGCAGATCACCGACACGGTCAAAGCGCTCTATGAAAAGAAGACCAGCTTAAAAGGCGTGGCCGGTGAGGAGCTGGAGTATATGCACAGCAAAGAAATGGTCAATGCCGTTTATGGCATGATGGTTATGGCTCTGATCAGGCCTGAGCTGATCTTTGACGAAGAGAGCAACGAGGTGTTATTATCTGAGGAGGCAGATCTTGAGAAGCAATTAAGAGCCAGCACTAAAAACCCTTACCTTGCTTACCAGTGGGGTGTATGGATCACAGCCTGGGCGCGCTGGGACCTGGAACAGGGCATCAAAATAGCCGGGGAAGATTTTGTTTATGCAGATACTGACTCGGTCAAGTTCCTGGGAGAGCATGATTTCACCGCCTACAATGAGGAGGCAAAAGCAAGATCCATCAAACATGGGGCATATGCTCAGGATCCAGCAGGCAATACCCATTACATGGGCGTGTTTGAGGATGAGGGCATCTATGAGGAGTTCAAGACCATGGGCGCGAAGAAGTACGCCTTCAGGAAAAACGGCAAGCTGGGCGTTACCATCTCCGGTGTTGGTAAGAAGCTGGGCGCTGAGGAGCTGGAGGAGGCCGGAGGACTCCCGGCAATGCGTGAAGGGTTCACATTTAAAAAAGCAGGAGGTCAGGCAGCAGTTTATAATGACAATCCAAAGGATCTGTATTATAATGGAATCAAGCTAACCTCCAATGTGGCGTTAGTCCAGTCAGAGTACACCCTGGGGATAACAGCGGAGTACGCGGACTTACTAAAGAGATTTCCTGGTGTTGTCCAGGAAGAGTTAGATAAGATATCTTAAGGAGGTAACACAGATGGATATCGACAAGAAAGCAAGAGCAAGAGCATTTTCCCCGGAGATGGTTGGCAAGGTAGCAAAAGCCAGCCTCAGCACCTACGAAGGTAAGGACCAGGAAGGCAATGCAAAGTGGTCCAGCTGGTGGGCGCGCTTCGTTGGTCCTAAAGCGAAGAAGGCCAGCCGCATGGAAGACGGTACCCAGATCGTCCTGAAGAAGGCGAAGATCGAGAACGTCTACGACAAGAAGGAAAAGAAGGCGTATTACACGGTGACGGTCTTTGACTGGGACTACTACAAGGACGAGGACGAGGAGGATATCTGATGAATGAGAATGAATTCCTGATTAACCTTCTCAACCGTATGGAGGACAAAATGGTGGAGCTGATGGGAGGAAAAGCCTATTCTGTCTGGGCCACTGAGACCGCCAGGGATATGTTCCGGCTGAGTGTGGAAAATATGGAGGACAGCGATTTTAAGGACTTTGTCCTGGAGCATTTTGAAGAGATCACCAAGTGAAGTGAGGGAGGCGGCAGCGCCTCCCTTTTCTATATGGAGGATAATATGAAAAAGCTATACTTAGATAATGGTTATGTGAACATGGACTATCTCATGGATCTCCCATATCCTTTTATCATCGTTTGCGGCGCGCGTGGCACCGGCAAAACATACGGCGCGCTGAAGAAAGTAAAGGAAGAAAACATTCCCTTTATATTAATGCGGCGTACCCAGGGAGAGACGGATCTTATCACCTCACCGGAGATGTCACCGTTCAGGGCCATCCCGGGGGAGGAGATCATCACGAAGCCGCTCACCAAATACAATGGAGTGATCTATAAAGGCGAGGATCCAACGCCAATCGGCTACACAATGGCGCTCTCCACCATCTCCAAGGTGAGGGGCTTTTCTGCTGCTCAGGTCAAATACATCATCTATGATGAGTTCGTGCCGGAGAAGCACGTGGCGAAGATCCGGAATGAAGCTGAAGCCTTCTTCAATGCCTACGAGACCATCAACAGAAACAGAGAATTAAATGGTGAGGATCCTGTCCGGGCCGTCCTTCTCTCCAACAGCAACAATCTTTTTAATCCGATCTTAACAGAGCTGGGCGTGATCAAGGACCTGGCGGAGATGGCGAAGACTGGCAAAGAGATCCGGCTGCTGCCGAAACGAGGCATCGCGCTGGTCTACCTGCAGCACTCTCCAATATCTGATCGCAAAGCCAAAACCGCGCTCTATAAAGCAGTGGGAGAAACAGATTTCAGTGAGATGGCCATCCACAACAGTTTTGGTTTTGATGACCACATGGTGAAGTCTTACCCGCTCAAGGCGATCACTCCGGTTATCCAGGTCCAGGAGCTGGTAGTATATAAGATCAAAGGATCCCATGATTATTATGCTTCCCTGCACTCCTCCGGATCTCCAAGGAAGATCAGCCCGGAGCAATTCAGGCTGAAGTGGGGTGACCTGTGGATAAAGTATATTACGGATCATCTCTGGTTTGAGGATGCCTACTCCCAGGGCCTGTTTTTAAAATTGATCAAACCATGACAAAATCTAATGAAATTTGATTTTTTCATGATAATATGTTATGATTCAGACGTGAGGGGGCTGCCCATAGATTAGCTCCGGAAGAGCGGGCCCGGGTCTGATCCACCCATGATGCCTCCTCACCCACCACGAAATAAATTACCCGGGAGGTAATAAAATGGAATACACAGAGCTTATCAACGTTATATCAACTGTCGGTTTTCCTATTGTATGCTGCATCGTGATGTTCAAATCCCTGGACACGGAGCGCACTTTGCACCAGCAGGAAACAAAGGAATTGACCGGGATCATCAATGATCTTAAGATCGCGATCCAGCAGCTCACGGACTATATCAAACTTGGAGGATCCAAAGATGAGTAAGGGATTAGATGTATCCGCCTGGAATACCGGCTTAGACTACAAAGCCATAAAGAAGGCCGGTTATGACTTCCTCATGATCCGCCTGGGATATGGTGAGAAGGTAGATCAGGAAGCGGACACCCACATTAAAGGGGCCAGGGCTGCAGGTCTCAAGATCGGCGGGTATTGGTTCCTGTATGCTGCAGACCAGCTCGGCGCGCTGGAGAACGCAAGAGCCTGTTTGAAGGTCCTGAAGAAGTACGAGGGATATTTTGACTATCCAATCGCGCTGGACTTTGAAGGAGACTCCATCCTCTACTGTTACAAGCAGGGCGGCAGCACCGGGAAGAGCAACTTAACTATCATGTGCAGGTCCTTCCTCAATGCTATTGAGTCCGAGGGCTACTACGTAAGTATATATGCGAATCCTTCCGATTTAGATAGACTCTACGGAAGCATCACCCAGAAGTATGATTTATGGCTTGCCCAGTGGGGCGTAAAGTCTCCGGGGATTTCCTGCGGGATGTGGCAATACTCCGATACCGGTTCGGACTTCCGCCTGGATCACAACATCGCTTACTATGACTATCCTGCGGTGATCCGGGGCGCTGGGCTTAACCATCTGAAGGCTGCAGAACCGGCAAAGCCGAAGACAAAGACCGTCACGTATACGGTCAAAGCCGGGGACACGCTCTCCGGGATCTGCGCGAAATACGGCCTGGACTGGCGGAAAGTCGCCAAAGAGAATAAAATGGATAATCCGGATCTGATCTATCCGGGACAGAAGATCAAACTGAAGGGAGTAAAAGCATGATCAGTATTGAAGACGTATTGAAACTCAAAGAAGCAGGTTTCACGGCGGAGGAGATCGTCACCCTCCATAAATCCATGGAACCATATGAAGAACCGGAGGAAGAGACACCACCGGCAGAACAGGCACCGGACAGGACGGACGAGATCCTGCGGGCGCTGCAGGCGCTCACCAAATCGGTGCAGGCCGCGAACATCCGCACCGGCGGAGGCGAGCCGCCGAAGAATGAATCTATTGAAGATATCCTTAACTTTGCTATGAATGGAGGTAAAGACAATGGCAGTAAATGAACTTGGATTTAACCAATTGGCTACGATCCTTAATCAGATCCAGCAGCAGGCTACCGGCCAGAGCGCTCCGGTGGCGACCGACACCAGCAGCTTTGTTTCTGTTGGTCAGACTGTTCTCAAGACCGGCTATGATAATATGCTTAACGCAATTAGCCAGGTCCTGGGCAGAACCATCTTTTCGGTAAGACCGTATGACCGTAAATTCAGGGGCCTGGATGTGGACTCCATGAGATGGGGAAACCATGTCAGGAAGATCACCGCGCTGGATAAGCCTTTTGAAGAAGATGACCGCATGAAGCTGGTGGACGGTCAGGCAATTGATCCGTTCGTGGTCAACAAGCCGTCCGTCATTCAGACGAACTTCTATGGGGAGAACGTGTATCAGAAGTCTCTCACCCTCTTCCGTGATCAGCTCGACACGGCCTTCCAGGGTCCGGACCAGTTTGGATCCTTCGTTTCCATGGTGATGCAGAACGCGTCCGACCTGATCGAACAGGCCCATGAAGAAATGAGCCGCATGACCCTGGCGAACCTGATCGGTGCTAAGAACATCTATCAGACCACCGTGGATACCACCGGAACCCATGTTATCAATCTGCTTGCGGAGTATAACGAGTACGCGGGTACTTCCCTCACCGCTGAGACGGTCAAGCAGCCTGCGAACTTTGAACCGTTCGTCAAGTGGGCATATGCCTACATCAAGACCATCTCCGACAAGATGACGGAGAGAAGCGCGCTTTATCACTACAACTTCGGTGAGACCATCGCGCGCCACACTCCGAAGAGAGATCAGAGACTCTTCATCTATTCTCCGGAGATCAATAACGTTGAGGCCAGCGTCCTGTCCAGCGTTTTCCATCCGGATGAGGTCAGCAACAAGATCGATATCACCGAGAGAGTCAACTTCTGGCAGGGCATCACGGACGGCGGGCAGGTCAATGTCACTCCGAGTTATGTGGATGCCACCGGAGCCAGTGCCACCGGCGCGGCTCAGGTCATTCCGTATGTCTTCGCCGTCCTGATGGACAGAGAAGCGGCAGGCGTGACCACGGTCAACCAGTGGAGTGATTCCATCTGGAATCCGCGCGGAGGCTACTCCAATCTGTACTGGCATTTCACCGACAGATACTACAACGACTTCTCCGAGAACGCGGTCGTATTCACTATCGCTTAAAACTTTCCACCGGCGGGGCTTTGTCTTCCCTTTCTCCCGCCGGGCCGGGATGATCCACCTGTGGAGGCGGGGCGCTTCGCCTCGCCTCATTTTTTAGGAGTTTTGGTTATGGATATCTTACTTTACAAAGCCAATAAAAAACCAAAATCCACCGCGAGACCTTCCGGAGGATCCAGGATCAGCGGAGAGATCAAACACGATTGCTCTATTATAAACCCTACTTTCCGCTTTTCCGGGACGCTCCGGAGCGACCTGACAAAATATAATATGTTGTACGCGGAGGATTTTAACAGGTATTACTACATTTCTAACTGGTCCTTTGTCGCGGGATTCTGGGAAGCTGACTGCTCCTGTGATGTCCTCGCATCCTTCCGGCAGGTGATCGGCAGCACTTCCATGTTCTGCATGAGAGCTGCCAACCGCTGGGATGGAAGAGTCATGGATAATCTCTATCCGACTTTTCACGCGTCCACCGTAGACACCACCGCGCCATCACCATGGGGCCAGGCGGACCGTTTCATCCTGGGCGTGATCGGACCGGCGGACACTTCCCAGGCAGGATCCGTTACTTATTACTGTATGCCGCCTGGAGCGCTCAAGGACTTTATGAAATATGTCCTTGGTCAGAACAGGCTGGTGGATGATGGGCAGTTTCAGTGGGGCAATCTGGATACGGCCATCCGCGCCGCCATCTTCAATCCCATTGATTACATTGTCTCCTGTACCTATGTACCTTTCCAGCCGTCTCCATTAGGTGCGCTGGTCTCTACGATCCCATATGGGTGGTGGAGCGGATCCGTATCAAATACGAACCTGCTCAATCAGACACTCACTCATACCATACCGGATATTAACGTAACGATACCGCATCATCCGCAGATGGCGAGCAAGGGCGTATTTGTCCAGAATGCGCCGTATAGCAGATTTGAGCTGCAGGTGAATCCGTTTGGAGTCTTCCCGCTGGACGGCAGCCTGATCCAGGATGCTGATCATATCCGGATCACCATCAAAGTTGACCTGGTAACCGGTATGGGCATCATGGAGGCCTTCACGGTATTTCAGGATGATACAGAACGTTTCCTCATCCGGCAGACTGCTCAGGTGGGAGTCCCGGTGCAGCTCTCCCAGGAGAGCGCTAATCTCTCCGCCGCTTTTGGGGCGATCAGCTCCGGAGTGAACGCCGCTGGCAAAGCAGCCGGTGGAGATTATGCCGGGGCGATCATGGCGGGTGTATCCGCTGTTGGATCCGCCGCGGATCTGGCAGCGCCATCCGTCTCCAGCACCGGCAGCAACGGCAGCAGGGCAGGACTCTCCGGTCTGATCCGGCTTCATGCTACCTTCTACACCATAGCGGCCGGAGACGATGTGAACCATGGCAGGCCGCTTCTGGAAGTGGTCACGCCATCCAGCTTAGGAGGGTATATGCAGATGTTCAACGGCACCGTCCCTCTGGCATCCGGCATGACGGCGCAGGAGCGGGACGAGATCAACGCGTTTATGGAATCAGGGTTCTACTATGAGTAAAGGGGTTAACCGATGAGTCAATATAACTTCACTCCCCGGTTAACTGATGCCGGGATGATGAATAATCCTTACTGGTACGCGGACAATCCCTATTGGCAAGCAGAAACACCTCCACCATTACCACCGCATGATTATGGACTTCCTAATTGTACCTGTTACGCGTGGGGCAGAGTCCTGGAGATCATGGAAGAAGTAAATTATCCTAATGCATACCAGGAGGTTCATGATAATCTGGTCCCCAATTTCGGCCATGCCTATACGTGGGAATATGATACATTATGGACAACTTCCTCAGAGCCTGCTTTAGGGGCCGTGGCGGTCTATGAGACCGTCAATGATATTGTTCCTGGTCACGTGGCAGTGGTGGAAGAAATGCCAGATGCTGATACCATTGTTCTGTCAGAGTCACATTATGGCGGTGTATATTTTGATACCAGAACGGTGACCAGGGCAAACAACTGGTATACTCCGGGATGGAATGTAAGATTTAAAACATTCATCATCCTGCCTATATCCATCCAGCCGGGAGGATCCTATGACCTGATCATCCTGCTGGCGGCGATGCTAAGAAAGAAAAAACGTAAAAAAGGAGGTTTGATCTAAATGGGAAATGTTCCTTTCAGCTGGGAGCAGATGAATATCCAGGCCTACCATCACTCCCCATCAGGGATCCGATGTTCCAACACCGGTCTCACTGCCTTCTTCAGCAAGAAGCTGTTTGAAGAATTTAAATCTGTCTATAAGTGGGAAGGACTTCCGGAGACCTGGCCGGAGAACTATTTCACATGGGCCTTATACCTTAATGGCGTTGTGGGCGTGATCGATACGCCTGATTATGGCGTGATCCCGCAGCAGTGCAGCCTCTTCGGTTACAATGTTTTTTACCTGCCAAATCAGATCACAATCGCGAACAGGTACATCAGCAAAGCGACTTATGACATTGGAGTTGACGCGGAGATCATCCGTTTCCAGGATGATTATACCGGCATTGCTCCATTGATCAGCTATTACGCTAATTTAATGGCGCTGGCGGCGGAGGACCTTGTCAGCAACCTCGTGAATACCAAATTTGCGTATGTCTTCGCGGCGGGGAATAAGAGCGGCGCTGAAGCTCTTAAGAAGATGTATGACACGATCGCGTCCGGGCAGCCTGCAGCGGTGATGGATAAGGAACTGTACAATGATGATGGGACTCCAAGCTGGGAACTGTTCTGTCAGAACCTGAAACAGAACTTTTTAGGGCTGGATCTCCTGGACACTCTCGATTCCATCATGGATGATTTCTGTTCGGATATTGGCATCCCTAACGTGAGCATCCGGAAGAAGGAGCGGACCACTGTTGACGAGATCAACATGAACAACACGCAGACTTTCGCGAAGGCTACCAGATGGCTGGAGACGATGCAGGACTGCTGCAGGAAGGTCAACGCGATGTTCGGCACCAATATCAATGTAGATTTCAGATTTAAGCAGGGAGGTGTAGAAGATGCATCAGGCGAATCTGACTCTGAGCGGGATGTATAACTACGACAACACGCTGTTTGACGAGCTGAGGCTCCCGGAAGACCTGGGGCGGGAAAATGTCATTGGAAATATCCTCATGGCCTGCTACGGGCTGGAGGTGATCTACCCGGACTTTGATACTATGAAGAAGGCAATTGGTTACTGGTCCGCCAAAATGCTTCCTTCCTGGAACAGGGCTTTAAAAGCTCTTTCCATCAAATACGATCCGCTTTATAATTATGATAGGACGGAAGTTTGGAGCGAAAACGAAAAGAGCAACGGATCCGACACCGGGACGGTGGATAATCTGAGGACCTCTTACGATTCCAACCAGCTCCGGCAGACGGATCAGGCAAACTCCAGAGGATCCTCGGAGGCCGCTCTGGAGCGGGAACATAAAGCAAGGATGTATGGTAATATTGGCGTGACCACCTCCCAGCAGATGCTGGAGGCAGAGGTCCAGGTGGCCAGGATCAATATTACGAATATCATCTGCAAGGATTTCAAAACTGAGTTTTGTCTGTTAGTTTATTAAGGAGGTACGAAAATGAATATCAGTACGTATGAGGCAAGAATTGCCGCACTTGAGGCGCAGCTTGGGCCGGGACCGGGACCAGTGCAGGAAACCGGAGTGGTATCTATTACAGTAAACCCAAACATCCAGCTGGATAATGGTACATTAAATAATAAATTATCACAGCTTATGCCTTTAACAACAGAAGGCCCTCACCCTGTAGATTACACCACTGATACACCAATGGAACAAACATATAATGTAACTGTGGTACCTGGTTCCGCCTGGTATGGCTTTGCGGGGGAAGTAATTGGAGAGGAGCCGGGGCAACCGGTTACTGCCCAAGTGACTTTAGGTTATGAACAGAACCAGGAACACTTAGCATTTAATGCGGGTGCTCTTTCTGACCCTGCCAATGAAAGCGCTCCTTATTCAATAGTGAGTGTTGATGTTTTAGGAGTTTTGCAGGAGGGATGATAAAATGATCGACATTTTTAATCACGGACCCTATACAGATCTTCACCGCCTGAACCTGGACTGGATCCTGGAGGTCCTGCGGGAGCATGAGGAGAAGATCCAGGCTCTGGAGGAGCGGGTAAAAGAACTGGAGAAAGGAGGCGGACCTAAGAAATGATAGATATCTTTAATCATGGTCCTTATACAGATTTACATAGGCTGAATCTGGACTGGATGATCGGAGTCCTGAAGAAGATCGATGACGCGAACATCCGCCAGTACATTATCGACAAGCTGGTGGAGTGGCTGAATGACGGCACCCTGGCGGATATCATCAATGAAGATGTGTTTAATTCTATTAATGTCTCCATTGCCCGGCTGAGTCAGAAGGCGCGCTTCATCTTCCCGGAGAACGGCAGCACTTCAGAACCTGTTGGTGAGTGCATGATCCTGGTCCTGGGAAACGAGGCCTACATCTTTGATTTCGGTTACCGGGATCCGGATACCGTCATCCAGGCGATGCGTGACGCGGGAGTTTATTACATCAAGGGTATCATCCTCTCGCATTATCATGATGATCACGTGGGAGGCGCTCCGCGTCCGAATGTGCCGGAGATCAATATTGAAGGCATGAAAGCGATCTGTAACGCATTCAATACAGATTTTGCAAGAGCCTACCTGCCACATTCCCAGATCAACTGGAGCAGATGCACCGGTGATTATACGAAGATCCGCGAATATGAAAGCCTCGTCCTGGACTATCTCAATCTCAAAACCATCCCGATCGTAAGACCGGCGGAGGGTGATGAGGTGATCATTGATGAGAATACCAGACTCCGCTTTAACAATCTGGATCCGGCCTATTTTGAGGATTATTACGGCTACACGCAGACCAGTACCGGCGCGGACGGCGGCGGGACCACCTATAACAACTTCAGCATGGTCACGGAAATCTTCCATATGCAGCATAAAGCGGTTTTTACTGGTGATATCCAGGAACCGGCTGAGGCGCACGTGATCGGAGCCGTCCAGAGCGCGGATCTCTTCGTGGTGGAGCATCACGGAGTCAATCGTCCGGTTAATGAGGAGTATGTTGCAAACGTTACTCCGGAGATCGCGGTCATTCCGACTGGCGCGAGATACCAGGAGCGGCAGTGGTTCGGCAAGACCGACATCTCCAAGCTGCTGGCAGGATGTGAGCAGGTCGTGGTGACTGCGGAGGCCGGTACCGTGACTGTGATCTCCGGAGCCGGTGGCCTCATCATGGATCCGGGAACGGCTGGCAACCTGAATCTCATGTACACAATGCAGACCCTCACGTATGGCAGGATGCTGCAGGGAAAAGTTGATCTTGATACTCTGCTCTATCCGGGAGAATATAGCAGTCAGAACGCTGTGCAGAGCGCGGATCTCGTAAACTCGCCGTTCACCGGCAGCGGGTTCAAGCTCTATGTGATCCAGGCAACGCCGTCTAACGCGCTGCTTCAGATCGCCTACACCACCGGCACTGCTGGTCAGGCAATTGCCATGAGGTGGCGTGACACCACAGCAAATCCAACCTGGAGGAGCTGGAGATATCTATATCCATCCAACTATTACAGCCTGATCATAGAGGACCGGCATCTCACGGACTGCACCGTATATAACAACAGCTTCAACCAGTGCCATGTGATCATGACCAACAACGTGCTGGATGTATCCCTGGACATCATGACCGGGGCCTCCGGGGTGGCGGATGATACGCATATCCTCACGATCCCGGTGGACACTTACGGGAGAGGCGCTTATTTTGAGCTTTTCAACCCGGTTAATTTGTCCGAGAGATATCTGGCCAGGCTGAGCTTTGAAACGTCCACCCGGAGCTATTTTGTGGCTCCTAATGTGGATCTTCCTGCCAGCACGCACCTGGTGGGCCATGTTACCATGGTGGGCTACCCTTATAATTGATCCTCCTGATCTGTGCACATACTATGCAAGAGGCCTCCCCACGCGGGAGGTCTTTTGTTGCG